AAAAGGATTGCATTGTTTTAGACTTTGGCACCAGTATTTTAACGCATGGTGCTTTGGATGAGAATGTAAACTTAGATGGCGCTCCAGAAAACCCTAATGCAGTTGGTATAGATAAGCAGTGTCCAGAGTGCGATTTTATTATTCCAGCCAACTCAAGAGTGTGTCCTAACTGTGGTCATGGTTTTGAGGGCATTGCCAAGTCTGAGCTATCTGACTTCTCATTAACAGAATACGATCTCATGCAGTTATCTCCGTTTAGGTGGCTGGACATCTTTGGAAATGGCTCTTGTATGATGGCTACAGGCTTTCAAGGTTTTGGTATTGTCGCAACAATAGATGATACCTCAGTAGCCATTGTTAAGTCTAAGCATGGTAAGTTGAGAGCCGTTTCCATTGGCGCTCGTGTTCAGGCGACATCTGCAGCGGATGATTTTCTTCGAGAGATCGAAGATGGTAATGCAGCTAACAAAACAAAAAGGTGGCTTTCACAAAATCCATCTGCTTTACAGTTGCAACATTTAAAATCAAATGGCGTTACTGTTAGCCCAATGGATTTCTCCTGGGATAAGTATAAGGCTGCTTGTTGGTTAAGTTATCTTTGGAACAAAAATGACATTGATAGAATGGTGGAGGAAATCAATTATGAATAGAAATGATTTAATTAATTCAGCTAAAGAGTTAGTTAATGGTGATAGAGCTGAAGTGTACGGTGATGCAAAGATTAACCATGAGCGCATCGCTAGTGGTTGGAATATTATCGCTCAAGCAGCAATGAAAAATCAAGGTGATTTGACACCAGCGCATATTACGTTGATGATGGATTGGACAAAGACCTGTAGATTATTAGAAACTATGGATCACAGAGACTCTTGGATAGATAAGATAGGCTATGCAAGTTTAGGTGGGGAAATGGCAACGAAGGAAGAGTAATGCCAAGATTTGAAATGTCTATATTACTTGCGTTGGAGAACAAAGTTGGGGAGGTTAGCACAGAAGAATATGATATGATTTGTTGGGCTGATAACCCCAGTGATGACGTGCAAGTGCATAAGACAGCCACTGAAATCATAGATGATCATACAGATAATTTAATTTCTTTAGATCAAGTAGTTTTGTTTGGTATAGCCTACATAAGAATGAAACCAGACAAAGTAATGAACCTACTTTTTGAAAACCATGAGGTTGATAAGAGTAAAATAAAAAGAGTTATGGATTTGTATAGCCATGATTCTGAAAATAAAAAAATACATTGAGGGAGAGATATGTATCCAGATTCAAGAAAACCTATGGAAGAGGTCACACTAATCTTTAAAGCCATTGGATGGGAAAAGAGATTATGTGATTTAACAGAGCAACAAGTTCAGGCATTAATTTTTGGTTTGCAAAACGCTGAAAAAATAGAAGAGGAGATAAATATTGGAAAACTCGAAGACACCTACTATGAGTCAACTGGCGTCACCGCAACAACCAGTATCCCCTTTTAAGAATATTACTGATCACATTGAATTTGCAGTTGATGAAGCGATAGTTGACTTTAATAGTAAGAAGCCAAAAAGAAAATATATAGGTGCTTCTTCTATAGGCGAAGAGTGTTCAAGAAAAATTCAATACAGGTTTATGGGCTATCCGTCTGACAAAGAAAAAGAGTTTAGTGCAAGAACACTGCGTATATTTCAGTTTGGACATGAGATTGAGGATTACGCTGCAAAGTGGTTAAGAGATGCAAAGTTTGATTTAAGAACAGAAGATACAAACGGTAAGCAGTTTGGTTTTTCAATAGCTGATGATCAGATAAAAGGTCATATAGATGGCGTTATCTGCGATGGTCCGGTATCTATGAACTATCCGTTCTTATGGGAAAACAAATCAGCAAACGACAGAAAGTTTAAAGAGTTTGTTAAGGTTGGCGTTGCAAAGGCCAACAAGGTTTATGCAACTCAAATAGCTTTATACCAGGCGTATATGGAACTAGAGGACAACCCATGTTTGTTTACGGTTGTCAATAAAAACACGAGCGAGATTTATTATGAATTGGTTCCGTTTGATAAACATCTCGCTCAATCCGCAAGTGACAAAGCAGTAAATATCTTGACTGCTATTAAATCAGGTGACACTCTGCCACGCATCGCACAAAGTAAAGATTTCTTTTTGTGCAGGTTCTGTGATTTTCAGAATTCTTGCTGGGAGCAATAAAGTAAAAATATAAACGTGGGTGGAAAACAATGGGCGTACTTAGAATTGGTAATACAAAATCAAAAAATCTAGCAGACGATATTAGTGAAAAAGTTCCAAAATCAGTACAACTTCAAGCGTTGGTAGATACATATCCAAATGGGATAATGAGAGGCACACAGTTTGAAATTGGTTCTTTAGATGGAGAAAAGGGAAAATCATTAAAGATATCTGTTGATGCAAATAGATCTGATTTCATGCAAGGTATGGATTTCAGCACCCACGAGGGCGTTGGCGGTATCACAAAGATTATGATGGAAGGCAGAGGCATGACGCTGCAAGACGTGTCTGAATACTTTGCTGATTATTTAGGTCCAGATTTTCGCCCACGACCACCAGAAAACCCTGTCAATCTTAATCTTAACCAAGAAAGCCCAAAGCCTCAAAAGATGCAGATTGATATTAATACACCGCATGATGGTGAACACGTTTACGAATCTAGTGAAGGTGAGATCATATGTCTTGTACGGCGTTACATATCTAGGAGCGAAGATGGAGAGGTTCTTCGAGGTAATGATGGCAAGGCTAAAAAAGAATTCCGTCAGTTCTCTGGCAACAGCACGTTTCCTAAAATGCCAGACACAAGACCTTTGTACAACATACCAGGCATCTTGGAAGCCGAGCGCATCATATGGGTTGAAGGTGAGAAATGTGCAGACGATCTAAACTCTTTGGGTCATACAGCTACCTGTCATTTAGGGGGCGCTGGTATGCTTTCTGTTAGATCTGCACCTAGCTATGACTTCTCTCCGTTACAGGGCAAGCAAGTCATTCTGTGGCCTGATAACGATAGTGCAGGGGTCAAAGTAGCAAAGTTAGTGCAAGACCTAGCAACGAAGGCTGGAGCCACCTCTGTCACAATGCTAACGCCTCCAAGGGGTAAGCCAGAAAAATGGGATGCCTCTGATGCTATCTCTGAGGGTTTTGATGTAAATAACTTCTTAAACGCACCACAGCATAAAACAAAACAAAACATATCATTGCGTGATGAAAGTTTACTTGTCTCCAATATGTTTGTTGGCTCTGCTCCAGAGCAAAGGTTTTTAATTGCAGATACAATACCTCTTGGCGTTCCAGTTGTGTTTGCAGCGGCTGGTGACAGTGGTAAGGGTATGATGACGTTAGATCTCGCAATGAAGGTTGCATCTGGTGAATCAATGCAGAGTTCTTTTGGTGGCTTTGTAGCCAATCATGGCAATGTTGTATTGATGTCAGCGGAGGATGATAAGGATGAGCTGCATCGACGTATTGAAAGGCTTGATCCGTTAAACGCTCGAAGTGATTACCAACATGATTTGCGTGTATTGCCATTACCAAACTTGGGCGGTGTGTTTCCAATGATGCAAAAGGTAGACAATACATACATTATGGCTCCAGAATTTGAGCGGTTGTATGAGCAAATACTTGAGATAGATAACCTGGCTTTATTTGTTGCAGATCCGATGGCATCGTTTGTTCATGCAGACATCAATGCTGACCCAGCGGCAGGAGCTGCATTTATGGGTATGCTTGCACAGTTAGCTACAGAAACTGGTGCGACTGTCATGGTAAACCACCACATGGCTAAGATTAGAGACAACGACGTGATTACAACGCCTGAACAGGCTCGTAACCTAATTAGAGGTACATCAGCGATTGTGGATGGTGTGCGCTCTGCATTTAGCGTCTGGCAAGTAGACGAGAAAATGGGGCGTCAGCGGTGTAAAGATCTGGGTGTTACATATACTCGTAATTCTGTCTTTGATGGTGCTGTGGTAAAATCTAATGGCCCTGCAAACCGAGAAATCAGACACTTTATAAGGAATCAAAGCAGTGGCCTTCTCGAAGATAGGTCTGTGGACATTAGAAACTTAGCTCTCTCTACAACAGTGCGACTAAGGCTTGAGTATATGTATGAGTTTATTTCTATGTGCGAGGAACATGGAATGGCGATAACCAAAGGCGGTAGTGATGATGGAGCCTATGAAGCAATCCGTGTTAGTTCTTCCACAGAGCCATGCGTCTTAGCGCTCAAAGAAGTTAGTTCATCTACTATAAAGAACACAATTACAGCTCTACAAGAAGAAGGTCGCATTGATACTTACAAATTGTCTCAGACTGGTCCTAAAAAATGGTTAGGAACTAAGATTGGTGTTATGTCTCAGGGTATCTACGAGGCTAGAACTGCAAGAGAAAATCATTGACAACAATGGGAGTATATGTTAATAATCCCATATTAAATGAAAGGAGGTAAAGATGTTAAAAGTATTCGATACATTAGAAACAAAACCAACGTTAAAACAAGCTCAAGAGATTGTGGGCGGTCTTGTTGAAATGGTGCATTCTCCAAGCAACCCTGATGTTCAGGTCTTGGTCAATGAAGAAGGTCTATTACTTGATCTACCTTGGAACGAAGAAGCCACAAGATACGCTGAAACTGGTATTGTAGGTAACGCTATTGTTCTAAAGGGTGATGCAAAATGGGACTAAAATCATTACACCCGGCGCAAAATGCAGAGTTAGACTTTTTGCGTCGGGCAGTAGATAGACTACAAGAAGACAAAAACAGAAATGATGAAAATCATAATGTAAGATTACGCCTCTGGGAAGCCAGGGAAGAATTAGATGACTTTGTTAAAAACCTCAGAAAAGAAGGTTATAACATATAATTACCTAATTGAATTAGCAAATGGCGACGCATAAGAACTAAATTGCGCTGGATATTGCGGCTGAACACTTCCATA